AGCCAGAGTTGATAAAGATAATATCAAAGACATTGCAAGGGCTGTGGGTGACACGGTTTAACGATAGTTGGTATTGGGTCGATGGACATACTGACAATCAAGGGCTTCGATCATGCGAGGACAGCGGCCCTGTCCGCAAGCGGGGTAGGCCGAGGAAAGTTTAGGCTTGGCGCTGTTGTGGTGAATGGACCACACATCGTATCGGCTGGATATAATAGTTACAAAACACATACTCGGCTTGCAAAGATTACAGACTACCCATGCCTTCATGCTGAGACACATGCCATGTTTCGAGCGGGGCTTGACAACATCGCAGACATGGACTTATATGTTCTTCGATTGGGTAGGCGTAGCGACATACGTTACGCAAAACCCTGTGATGTTTGTCAGTACTACATAAAAGAATGTGGTTTAAGTAATGTGTACTATTCTGTAAACACAAATACATATGAAAGATTATGACTACAGAGAAAGATATTGTTAAGGTTCTTAGAACAATGCGGCCAAGTATTATACCTGATCTTTGGACAAGCATTCTGAATGAAGCCGCAGACGAGATTGAGAAACTGAGAAAAGAAAATCTTTTGCTCAAAGAAACAATAGACTTATTGTATAGGCTGCCATAGTGTGTTAGGATTTAGATATGATAGACACAGTGAATAAACCAGCGCATTACAACAACGGCAAGGTAGAATGCATTGAAGCTATTGATGCCTCAATGACTGAGGGAGAGTTTAGAGGATATCTTAAAGGCAATGTATTGAAGTACGTCTGGCGCTACCTATATAAGGGTAAGCCTCTTGAAGACTTGAAGAAGGCTCGATGGTATTTAGACAGGCTGATTGAAAGTTATGAACAGCACGACTCCTAATACGATAGATGATCTGATTGACTTCTATGTTCAGTCACCACAGTTTACAATTTCAATTAGGCGCGATGCCACTCGGCGTCAATACGAATACCTGCTCAGACGACTGTCAGATATAACGCATGACGGTAAAAGAGTAGGGGAGTTTCAACTTAATGAACTGAAAGTTTCTACCTGTCAGGTACTGTATTACAAAATGATTGAGGATGCACAGGGAGAAGGAGTACGTAATGCAAACTATATCGTGCAGGTTGCAGTAAGAGCATGGAACGTGTTGATTAAACACGATTTTTTAACCGGTAATCCTTGGTCATTAGTTGAACGCATGCAGGTTGCACCACGTAGAACTGTCTGGACACGTGAAGACTTTGAGCGTATACTTGAAGTTGCTTTCAGCGAAAGTAAGTGGCGTAACATTGGCCTACTCGTTCGCATTAATGCGGAGTTGGGCCAGCGGGCCGGGGATATGCGACTAGTACAATGGATCAATTTTGATTTTGAACAACAGTTGTATGTTAGAAAGTCCATTGAAAAGACTAGGGAGCATATCCCCGGTATTCCGTTCTCTGATAACCTTAAGCGTATGCTTCTGGATCAGAGAGAATACTATGGATCACAAGAGTGGGTTGTACCTAATCCACATACAATGAAACCATATGAGGAGGCAAACTTACGACAGGTATTTAGAGAGTTAGCTAGGGCTGCTGGCGTCCCTGATGAACTACAGTTCAGGGATATTCGACGTACAGTTCTTACTGATCTGGCTAATCATGGTGCTACAGACAACGAACTTATGTCCTTTAGTGGACACAAAAGTAGAAACAGTCTAACGCCATACACACGTATCAGTGTAGAGCAAGCACGTAATGCCGCAGCTAAACGAAACTTCCAGTTGGATGATAAGGAGGAAGTATGGAAAAGAAAACACCAACCCACGACATAAGCTGGTATATCAAATGGGTTGCAACTATTACCGTTATCTTTGGAGCAGTCTGCAACTCGTTTGAGATTGTGCCGTACAATTATTTCATTATGATGATTGGTATTGCACTGTGGTTACTAGTTGGTCTGTTGTGGTTTGATCGTGCATTGATTGTGTTAAACACAGCAATGCTTGTTATCTACCTAAGTGGTCTTATGTTTCACTTTAGTTATAGGTAAAGCATGAACTTGAAACCTTTCATTGATCAGCTTGATCTTGGTATTGATGAAACCTACAGAGGAGATTGTCCGGTATGTCAGGGTAAGAACACCTTTACTGCAACTCGCAGTGTCGGTGGTATAATTTTTAACTGCTATAAAAATTCATGTGAGATTTCAGGCAAGTCAGCTAGGTCCATTACTCTTGAAGACATTACTGCATTGCGCTCGTCTAAAGACAATAGAGGCTATGCTGTTCTTCATGAGCCGGACCATTGGACTCGTGCCCACCCCAAGCTTAAATCGTGGTTGAGCAACTATGGCTTAAGCCCACACAGAGTAGACACAAGGTACGATGTTAAGGAAGATCGTGCTGTGTTTCTAATAAAGAAGGATAGAAAAGTTGTTGATGCGGCTGGTAGATGTGTTGCAAGAAACCAAACCCCTAAATGGAAAAGGTATGCGGATACATCTGTTCCCTACACACATGGCGACGGCAACCTCGCTGTTGTTGTCGAGGATTGTATCTCTGCCAGTGTCGTTGGTGAGATGGAAAATATCACAGGTTTTGCTTTGCTCGGTACTAATTTACTTGACGAGCATATTGATTTTCTGAAACCATACTCTAGGATAGTTGTCGCACTTGATCCAGATGCAAGAAAAAAGACACTGAAAATAACATCGGAACTACGTAGCTATTTTCCATATGTGTACGCCATGAACTTGCATGACGATCTAAAATACAAACTGCCTTTGGATATAAATCACTTGAGGAAGATAACTAATGAGTATGGAACTAGCATTAATTAAAACTCTCCTGAACAAGGAGTTCTATGACACCAACAAGGTGTTTGCAAGGGAGACTGTATTCAGATCAAAAGAAACTAAGGCAATCAAGCGTACTCTTGACGAGGCAATGTTCAAGTACAGCAAGGACTTAGGACATGATGATCTGGAGGCGTTGTTCTTTGCTGCACATCCTTCTCTTACTTCTGCACAGAAAGATGTGTATCGCAGTATCTTTACTAGAATTGAAAAGCAGGCTCCTCTTTCTAAGGAGATTGCACATGACGTACTAACGCAGCTTAATCGTGAGTCGTCTGCAGATGAACTGGCAGACATGGCGTTTAAGATTGCAAATGGTGAGTACACTTCTTTACACTATGTAAGGGAGTTTATTGATAGGCACGAGGACAACTTCACTCCTACTCTACGTGTTGACTTCGAGCCTATCGACATCGACTATCTGCTTACACAGAATGATCTTGAGTTCAAATGGACTATCAACATTCCCTCTGTGGCAGCTATGGTTCCCGGCATTAACGCTGGGCAGCTAATCGTTGCAGCAGCCAGACCTAACTCAGGTAAGACCAGCAGCCATGCCAGCTTGTGTGCAGGGCCAAACGGTTTTCTGGCACAGGGTGCTCGTGTCATGGTGCTTGCGAACGAGGAACGTGCGACACGAGTTGCAGGTAGGTATCTTACTGCATGTTGTGGCATGTCACTACATGACATACGCAACAACAAAGACAAGGCTGATCAACGCTTGGGTAACATGCGTAACAATCTGTACATCGCTGATGCTACAGGATGGGACATGGACAGGCTTGAAGGTGCAGTTAAAGCATACAAGCCTGATGTTCTTATCGCTGATATGGCAGATAAGTTTCTGCCCGGTGGTTCATTTACGGCTGGGCACGAGCAGCTTAAGGCTACCTACATTCGTTTACGTATTGTAGCTAAGGAATATAACACTGCTATCTTTGCTATGTCTCAGCTATCGGCAGAGGCAGAAGGTAAAGTGAATGCTAACATGTCTATGCTTGAAGGTTCAAAAACAGGCAAGGCATCCGAAGCCGACCTCTTGGTTTGTATTACTACTAACCCTACGTTCGATGGGCAAGAGGATGAAGATTGGACTCGTCACTGGTGTATTGTCAAAAACAAATTGACAGGGCGGCATGGAAAGGTTACAACTGTTCTTGATCCGCTAACAGCTAGGTATGAAGCATGAAACTAACTATTGACCTTGAGAACACAACTCAAAAGTTGCCTGATGGCAAGCTGTTGCTTGACCCATTCACTGAGGGTAATGCACTGGTCCTTGTATGTGCTAAGGAAGACACAGGAGAAGAGCACAGCTTTTGGTTTAACCATACGGAAGTTGTATCTCCAAACGATCACACTGCACTACAAGAGTTGCTTGATAGGGCTACTGTTCTTATCTGTCACAATGCACAGCATGAGTTGGTCTGGCTGTGGGAGTGTGGTTTTAATTACGATGGTCCTGTGTTTGATACTATGCTTGTTGATTATGTTTTACAGCGTGGCGTCAAGCAGCCGTTGTCTCTTGAGGCAGTAGCTGAAAGGTATCAGCAATCTAATCAGAAGATGTCAACTCTTACTGAGTACTTAGGTAAGGGTATACCAGTTGACGCTATTCCTAAAGATGAACTGTTGCAGTATTGTATGCAAGACGTTCGTACTACACAGGAACTGGCAAGTAACCTGCGCCGTAAGATGTTTGAGGAACAGTACGGTTCGCTTGAACCTATTCTTCAGTTGACTAACGAGATGTGTGTACTTCTTACTCGTATCTATCAGCGTGGGTTTACCGTTGATCGTGCTGCTCTTGAGCAAGTGCGTGAGGAGTTTACGAATGAGCGTGATACGATAGTTGAGGAACTGAAACTACAAGTACAGAAGTTAATGGGTGATACTCCTATCAATCTGTCCTCTCCAGAACAACTTAGCACTGTTATCTACAGTCGTAAGCCTAAAGATAAAGCCACATGGCCTACACACTTCAGTAGATACATGAAGAAACCAAAGGTTGATGCTGCTGTAAAGGACAATAGCAATCTTGTATATCAGACTTCTATGTTTCAGTGTAAAGCATGTTTTGGTCATGGCTATACCATTGCCCGTAAGAAGGATGGTAGCTTAGGCAAGGCTAGACGTAAGTGTAAGGAGTGTGATACAAAGGGTGTCGTCTTTGTAGATACCCAGAAGGTTGCAGGTCTTAAGTTTAATGTTAGGTCTGCATCTTTTGTTGCGGCTCATGGATTCAAGACTGACAAAAAGACTCTAACGTATCTGGAAAAGATTGCTATGAGCAACAACATGCATGAAGCTACGGACTTTCTTTCAAAGGTTCGTAGGTTATCTGCGCTTGACACTTACATATCTGCCTTTGTTGATGGTATCAATACTTTCACTAAGTCAGACAAGAGACTGCACGTTAGAATGACACAGCACAGAACATCTACTGGTAGGTTGGCTTCGGACTCACCTAACCTTCACAACATGCCACGTGGAAACACCTTTCCCATCAAGCGTGTGTTTGTTTCCCGTTGGGACGGTGGCTCTGTGATTGAGGCTGACTTTGCACAGCTAGAGTTTCGTGTTGCTGCACAGCTTAGTGGTGATGAAACAGCTACTGATGAAATCAATAACAACTTTGATGTTCACAGCTACACTGCTTCCGTTATCACTGAGGCTGGGCAGCCTGTTACAAGACAGCAAGCAAAGGAACATACGTTTGCTCCTCTGTTTGGTGCTACTGGCTTTGGTAGAACACCTGCCGAAGCACGGTACTATGAAAACTTCCTTGTGAAATACCGTGGCATTGCTCAGTGGCACGGCTCTCTGGCAAAAGAGGTTATGGAGAAAGGCTACGTGACTACCCCCTCTGGTAGACAGTTTGCTTTTCCAGATGCCAAGCGACTACCGTCTGGTGGCATAACGGGTTTCACAATGGTAAAGAACTACCCAGTACAGTCTGCTGCTACTGACATTGTACAGACTACACTACTCCTATTGGAGAAGAACATGCGGTTGAGAAATCTTCGCAGTATTCTAGTTAATAGTGTACATGACAACGCAGTGATTGATGTGTACCCTCAAGAGGAAAAAGCTGTGCTCAGTGTTATAAATGACACAGTTGATACTTTACCATCAGAAATTTATGGTAGGTTTAACATGAAGCTACACGTTCCTCTTGAAGTAGAAACTAAGGTTGGAAAAAACTGGATGGAGATGCAAGAAATGACTTGAAACTACTGAACTAATCAGTATAATGGTATTCCTTTTTGACAATTTTACAGGAGAATATATATGTCAAACATCGTTAAGCTAGACACCAATAACTTTGACAGCATGGCTGAAGCAATGGGCCTATCTACAACCGTAGGGACTACGGAGTCAGCCCGTTCTAGCACACTTTCTCGTCTACGCATTTGGCACAAGTCCATTATGGGTACGGAGGAAGTCAAAGGTAAGACCCGTCAGGTTGAGGTAGTTCCGGGTGGAACATATCGCCTTGAAGATCGTGATGGAAACTTCCTCTACGCAGAGAAGATTAGTTTCCGCCCGTTCCTTCAGCAGTTTTCGTACACTCGCTACATCCCCTACATGAAGCCAGATGATCAAGGCCGCAAAGGTCGCTTCGTTAAGAGTGTCATGGTAGGGCAGTCTCAGTTTGGTCGTGACGATCTTATGGATACTGATGGTGGCTTTAACTGTGGTCGTCCGTCTGGTTACATTAAGAACTGGGGTGAACTTCCAGATGCCCAGCAGAAACTGATCATGTCAGTTAAGCGTGTACGCTCTCTGCTTGGTATCGTAGAGATGGAAGGTGCTCTTGATAGTGACGGTGAGCCTGTCACTGTTGATCCAACCCCTGTCATCTGGGACATTGATAACAAGGATGCGTTCCGTGAAGTAGGTAAGGCGCTTGATAAGTATATTAGCAATCGTCGTCTGCTTCCACAGCACAAGCTGGAACTAACCACGCATGGTGATGCGATGCCTAACGGCAACATGATTTACTATCCTGTGGTTGACCTTGATTTCCAGAAGACCCTTTCTATTTCAGAGGACGATCAGAAGATGTTCTCTGACTTCAAGGATTGGGTTCGCAATCAGAATGTGTGGGTTCGTGACCGTCACAACAGTAAGGCAACAACCACACTTACTACAGAAGATGAAGACACAATCACGGGCTTCATTGATGTTAGTGATAATGTAGAGGTTGCGTAAGCTACTATGGAAAATGTAGCAGAACTTGCTGTTCATGCGTATCTTGAAGGAGTTACGCATGGGGAGCGGCAGATGTCAGAAGAAACGATTAAGCAGATCACTTCTGATATTGAAGCAGCTTTACGTAGGCAATTCTGCGAGCGTAAGGATAGCACGGGGGGCTTTACCCTCCGTGCCTCCAACGTAGGCAGACCTGTTTGCCAGCTATGGTATCAAAAGAACAAGCCTGATAAAGCAGAGCCTCTAACCACTACTTTTGTAGTGCGTATGATGTTCGGAGACATGGTTGAAGCTTTGTTCAAGGGGCTGTTAACAGAATCAGGAGTATCTTACGAAGGACACGATAGAGTTAAGACTAAGATCGGTAGCGAAGAAATCTCTGGTGAGTATGATCTTATTGTTAATGGAGTTGTAGATGACATTAAATCTACAAGCCCGTGGTCATACAACAATAAGTTTACTGATGGAAAGAACCTTGAAAAGGATGATCCTTTCGGTTATATTGGGCAGTTAGCTGTCTATAGCAAGGGTGCCAACGTACCAGCAGGAGGTTGGTGGGTTGTAAACCAAGCGTCAGGACAGTTTAAGTATGTCGCATATGAAAGTGACGTTGACGAGGTTATTTCAAAACTTAAACACACAGTAGATACACTTAATCGAAATGAGTTTGTTCGTTGCTTTGAACCAGAACCTGAAACTTTTAGAGGTAAAGCAACAGGTAACTATACTCTGTCTCGGCACTGCAGTTTCTGTTCCTTTCGAAGAGATTGTTGGAATGGTGCAATCTTAGAGGAGCCATCTAGAGTTTCTCAAGCAAAGAACAAGGCGACTGTTAATTATTTGGATATGGAGAAAGTTAATGACTAACTATGATGATCTTACTATTGAAGAACTACAGAGTGCTGTAGAACAACTTTCTAATGAACTGACAGAGGCTCGCACGAAGCTACGTGAGAAACGCCTTGCAGGAGTTCGTGCAGCAATGGAGGCTCGTAAGGAAGCTGATCTGGTTCTGAATGAAGAACTGAAAAAGCTTGGATATACAAACACTTCTATGAAAGAGTTTACTCCAAACTTCTCTTACTTCTGGCGCAATCTTCCATGATTGAGGTACCTATCACAAATAATATGCGTAACACTGCACATGAAATGTCAGAGGATATGGGCGTACTAAACAGAAGCATTACACGAGGACAGGGTAATGTGTATGGTTTTCTTGGCGAACTCATTGCGCTTGAAGTACTAGGTGGTAATCATTGTAATACTATGGATTACGATATTATTATTGATGGTAAGCGCATTGATGTTAAGACAAAGAAAACTACAGTGAAACCTTTGGCAAAATATGACTGTAGCATTGCCAACCTAACTAGAAAGCAAGACTGTGATTACTACGCCTTTGTTCGTGTGTTATCTGATCAAAGTAAAGGATGGTTTCTTGGAATGAAAGAACGTGATGTTTATTTTAAGGAAGCTATCTTTCTTAAGAAAGGTGAGCACGATCCAAGTAATAACTACACGGTTCGTGCAGACTGTTTCAATATGAAGATCAGTTCCCTTGATCCTGTAGAGTGGTTTAAGAAAGAACACGCTACTCAAGCGGCAGCATGACAAATAGAAAACGAGTTATTGAAGCAAAGAAAGAGGGGTATAGGAGCGCAATAGAACTTAATATAGCAGAACAGATTGAAGAACAAGGTCAGGAGATTAGGTACGAGGCAATCAAAATACAGTGGATTGATTTATCAATACGTACTTACACTCCTGACTTTGTTTTAGATAATGGTATCATTATTGAAGTAAAGGGTAGGTGGACTGCCCATGATAGAAAGAAGCATCTTGAAATCAGAAAGCAGCACCCCCATCTAGACATTCGTATGGTATTTGAGAACAGCAGAAAGAAGCTATACAAAAGTTCTAAAACTACCTACGCTCTGTGGTGTGCAAAAAAGAATATAGTATTTGCCGACAGAGTTATTCCCGAAGCATGGCTAAAAGAGAAACGAAAAGTCATGCCCCCTAAATTAACCAGAGTTATCAATCCTAATTAGGAGTTACTTTATGTTTTCAGACAACAGTTTTGCAATTATTCTAACCCCAGCCCTTAACGAAAATAACCAATGGACAGGGGAAGTCACGGTTGCTGTTAGCTACTCACGTGATAACGATATGTCTAAGAGAGATAAGGGCGAGTTAGAATTACTTTGTGAGTATATGGCTGCTTCCCTCCCAGCTATGGAAGAAAATAGTAGCATTAGAGAATTGCTGGAATCGTATATAGGAGACAGCATCGTTCGCACAGAAGACAGCAATGTTGATGCTGCTCAACTAATGTTAAACCTAATGACAAAGACAGAAGGCTCGGCATAAAATGATCAGGGCTAAGGTCGTCGTTACGTTAGACATTGACACAGAAGAATTTCCTATGCCTGCTGACGGCGACCCTAGTCTTGAACTTGAAGAGATACTTCAAGACGTTATGGATGAGGTTTACGGCACAAGCGTAGTTAGTATTAAAGCAACAATAAAGGGAGGCAAAAGTGGATACTAACTTTGAATTAACAGACTACCAAAACATGATTGCTCTTTCACGCTATGCTCGTTGGCGTGAAGAGGACGGTCGTCGTGAAGTGTGGTCAGAGACAGTAGATCGGTACTTTGACTACATGGCTGACAAGCTTACACGTAAAGAAATGACATATGATAAGGGGCATATGAAAGCTATTCGTGATGCTGTATTTGAGATGTCTGTTATGCCTTCCATGCGCGCGCTTATGTCCGCAGGACCAGCACTAGAACGCTGCAATGTTGCAGGCTACAACTGCAGCTACCTCCCTGTTAATTCTATTCGTGCCTTTGATGAGGCATTGTACATTCTAATGAATGGTACAGGTGTTGGTTTCTCTGTAGAAAAGAATGAGACAGATAAGCTTCCCCTTGTTAATGAACATTTCGAGCAGAGCCGTACAACTATCGTAGTTGATGACAGTAAAGCAGGATGGGCAAGGGCACTTCGTGAATTAATTGCTTGCCTGTATGCTGGTCAGATTCCTCGATGGGACACGAGCGGTGTGCGGGAACGTGGTGCAAGACTAAAGACCTTTGGTGGCCGTGCCTCTGGTCCTGAACCACTAGAAGAACTGTTTCATTTCTGCATTAAGACTTTCCGTAATGCTGCAGGACGTAAACTAACTCCATTAGAGTGTCATGATATCATGTGCTACATTGGTCAGATTGTAGTAGTAGGCGGTGTACGTAGGTCTGCACTTATTAGTCTGTCGGACCTTGACAACGATCTTATGAGAGAAGCTAAGAGTGGGCAGTGGTACAATACACACAGCTACAGACAGCTTGCTAACAACTCTGCTGTGTATCAGGGACGCCCTGATGTAGGGGTATTCATGAAAGAATGGCATTCTCTTTATGCTTCCCTTAGCGGAGAGCGAGGCATCTTTAATCGCGCTGCCTCAGACAAACAGGTGATAAACACAAATCGCCGTGAGGCAGGACATTTATGGGGCACCAATCCCTGTGGTGAAATTATTCTAAGGCCATTTGAGTTTTGTAATCTAAGTGAGGTTGTCATTCGTGAGACAGATGGATGGCGATCAATCAAGGAAAAGGTACAGATGGCTACCGTACTTGGTACTTGGCAGTCTTGCCTTACAGACTTCAAGTATCTAAGAAAGATTTGGGCTAATAACTGCAATGAAGAACGTCTGCTGGGTGTAAGCCTTACGGCTATCATGGATAACCCTCTTACCAATGGCACTGCAGCAGACAGTAATCTTGAACACAATCTTTCAGAGTTACGTGCTGCTGCTGTAGAGGCTAATGCCAAAGAGGCCAAGCGCCTAGGCATTGCTCAGTCTGCTGCTGTAACTACAGTTAAGCCCAGCGGCACGGTATCACAACTTGTTGGTCCTGTAGGTAGTGGAATTCATCCACAACACGCACACTACTTTATTCGTCGTGTACGTGGAGACAATAAAGACCCCATCACTACCTTTCTGAATGACAACGGTGTTCCTACAGAGCCATGTAACTTTCAGCCTGATAGGGTTTCTGTATTCAGTTTCCCCATTAAGGCACCCAAATACGCCTTAACTAAGAACGACATTAGTGCTATTGACCACCTAGAGATTTGGTCTAAGTACAGACAGAACTGGTGTGAACATAATCCCAGTGTTACTATCAGTGTCAATCACGATGAGTGGCCGTCTGTAGGAGCATGGGTATGGAACAACTTTGATTCAGTGGGAGGCGTTAGCTTCTTACCCAATGAAGATACTACTGTTTACACGCAGCTTCCATACGAGACTATTGACAAGACTACATATGATGATATGATGAAGACTATGCCCACTAAGATTGATTGGTCTAAGCTATCTTCGTATGAAACAGAAGATACAACTAAAGGAACCCAAGAACTTGCCTGCACTGCAGGTGTATGCGAAATTGTAGATATGGTTGAAGAGGAGAATTAAATGGAGAGGTTTCCGCCATTATCGATACAGTACAAGCAAGGAACTGTCTCCTTCTATACTGGTAAGGAACATCACCCACCACATAAGGAGGGCACTATGCAGGCTAAGGAGTGGCAGCGTGGTTATAATTCTGCCTACTTTGAGAACCTAGCGCGTGTTAAGCAACGTGAAAAATCTGCATGAGATAGAACAAAAGCTAGAGAGAGAAGCACGGGCATGGACTAAGCAACACCATGACATTACGTATGCTGTTCAACAGCATGGAGATCATGCTGGTGCCATGATTATTCATGAGTTACATAGTGCGCTTATTGGTTTTGTTAGATTGGGGGATGTTTCTATAGCAGTCTATGACAAGCTGCTATCTATGAAACTACTATCTTCTGTAGGTAAAAGTTACCTAACTAGAAGGATGGAGTTTCCAGATGAGAAGGGGCCGCTGTTTCTAACTAAAACTTAAGCACTATACACTACATCAGCATTGAAAAAAGAGTGAGGCTGAGATTGAGACACTTCTATACGTCTTATCTCAGCCTCAATGTTTTTCTGCCAGTAGCTTATAAAGTTGTTTAGTCTTGTTAGTTCAGGAGCAATGTCCTCCATATGCCATATAAACTCATTAACGAGATGAGGAAAGTCTGGCATTGCGTAAGTAATTCTAGTAATTAGAAATACCTTACTGTGATACATTTATTTAAACACTAACTTTCTCTGTTTTGCATACTGTTTTACATAATCTATTTTCATATTATTAGGTAGATCATCAAAACTATCTTGATGTTTTCTATTGTAGAAACTTCTAGCTGCGTTTATTGTAGTTTTTGGTTGCCTTCTAAGTATTTCAGAATACAGAGAATTAGTTAATTCTTCTTTTTCTTCATCACTAAAGGTGTTGTCTCCTTTTTGAATCCACGTAAGAAGATACTCTTCGTCTGTGTATTTAACTCCATTAACTGTTTTCTTGGTTTCTAAAATATCTGCTAGAAAGCGTTTTTTCTCTGACACACTTGTAGGAAAGCCATTTTCTGTGCGATTATAAATCCTAGAATTAATCGCAGGAATCAATGCTTCTTCTGAAATCATGCCATACATTTCATTCATTGCTTTACGCAATTTAGGATCAGAGTATCTTAACTTAAAGAACTCATATGGTTCTATGTTAAGCTTAACAAGTTCTCGTTCAACAGTATTTCGTGCTGCAACAGGAGTAAGACCAGTTACCTGTTTGAGCAAAGGGATTGCTCCTCTAACTGGATCATCAGTACGAGTTGGGGAAACAATTCTTTGACCTTCCATAGGTGCCTGTGGAATAGAGCGTAAGCTTCGTTTAATGAATCGTTCCCAAAGATTTACGTCTTGTGTATCTGGGATATTCAGATAGTCTTCATCGAAGGTTCCCAGTACGTCTTTAGCAACACCTGCACCAACAGTAAATGAGTTGACTAGATTAGCAGCCATATCAACAAGAAGTTTGTTTACACTTTTAACATCTCCTGTTTCAATAGCCTCACGTGTTGCAGTATCTATTAGAGAAAGATTAACCCCTGTTTTAAAGGTAGTACCCAGAGAAGCTTTAATAAGTTCTGTCCCAACCTTACTTCCCTGTATTTCAGAAAAAGTTTCTCTCCAAACTTTAGGATCAAGAAGGTCTTCTGTACCAACGCGCTCACCTGTTGTGACTGCACGATTATACCCACGTACCATTGCGTCCGCTATAACCATGTACGGAGCAAAGGGACCATACAAAGCCTTTGCATCAAACAGTTCACCTCTACTGTTCTGCAGTTCATACCATTTAGTATCATCTCCCATAGCAGCACGTAGCTGGATTGCTCCTGCTAACATGCCCACGCCTGTAATTTGTTGAGCAATTTTTTTTTGAATGCTTCGTTCTGTCTTACCAAATACGGGAGACACATTAAACATCCCCACTATTGGGGCGTGTTCAAAAGCAAATTGCATAGAGTTTGCAATAAACCTTGGGAAGGGTATAAGTAAGCTTAAACCCGGTTGACTGAAAGTTTTAATAAAACCATTAGCAAATGTGCCGTGGTCATAGCCCTTTTGATATGTCAAATCTAGTGCGCTTTTTGTAGCACGTTCAAAGGCTTCACCACTGATGTCAGAGAATCTACCATCAGCAATAATCTTCTGTAAGTTTTTGTACCCACCTACCGACTTAGCTAATTCACTGGTAAAGATAGCGCGTTTAAATGTATTATCTGACAGAGTATTTAAAACATTGGCATATCGAGTACCTTTAATTAGCGCACCAGTAAATCCCTTCTGTGCTAGTAATTCTTCGTCTGATGCCTTTAAGGATACATCAGCCAATGATCTAAACAGGCTTTGCATTTGTTCAGGGGCAGCTTCTGCTGATAGTGCCTGAATAATACGAGCCTCTTCTGTGTTACCTACTAGATATCTAAACAGAGATACAGGAGAAGCAATGTTACTTACCCCTTCTTTAAACTTGCCTGTTCCAATCTGAACAATGCCTTCACCAATGTTTTCAACAGCATGTAGAAAAGTACGCAAGCCAGCGTTAGCGGTGTTACGTACAGTGGTAGCAGGCTGTACTGTCATCAGACCCCTACGAGCAGAGTCTATATTTTTAATTGCCTGCCACGTAGCATTGTGTTTTTTATTTACATTGTCCGCTTCAGCATTTCTTTTTGTAAGTTCAGGGGCTTCATCACCAATCTTTTTTGACATATTGCTGACTTGCTGAAAGAAAGAATTAAGATTGCGTTTAGCTGCACTAGCCACTGCCAGAACTTTACCCGCCTCTGAAAACTCAAAGGC